TCCTTTCACGGTTTGTTCACAAATTTGAACATAGGGGGCCGTCCGGCCGAGGGAGACCGCCGATCGCGGCAAATTTTCCTCAGTCAGCCCGAATCGTGAACCCATCTGCGCTGTTAATCTTCCAACGCCTGTTCCTTTTGTTAAAGTGTTCCTCGTTGTGACAGTCGAGACACAATGCTTCCAGGTTCTCGAAGTTATATGCCACCGCAGGATCGCGAAAGTTCTGCTCACTCAAGTGTTCCTTGTGATGTACAACATCAGCAGAAACGATCTTGCCTTCAGCCTTGCACCTCTCGCACAGGCCGCCGCAGTATCTGAGATAAGCATCACGACAGTTCTTCCACGCTGGCGTGTCATAGAATCTTTTCGGTATCGATCTCATGTCTTGTCACCTCTTCTCCCAAAAGAAAAAGTCTCCCGGCGTTCCTGGGAGACTTTTCTAAAGGAGGTCTATGTTATGATCTTAGAAAAAGAATAAACTTAGACACTATCAGTTTACCATCTTATTTGTCGCATACAGTCGCAGTTTTATTACAGAACGTATCGAGGAACGTAAGACTGCTCCAATAATCAGACATGAGATTACATATCACCGCACGCATCTGCGGATCATCTGATTCCATCATAAAGTCTTCCAATGCTCTGATCTGCATCAAGAGATCTTCAGGTCTCCTGACCTTAGTCAGTGAGTTCGGGTTAGAATAGTGATGAATGACTGCTATCTCATTGGTGACCATCATCCTCGGGTCCTTGGCAAGACAAGAATAATTGAACAGCTCATCCTCTCCATACTGGAGCCCGTCCTTGTACCTGATCGTCTCACCTATGAAGTTAGATCTGTAGATCTTATTCCAAACCATGCAGAAGCATTCTGGTGCATCCATGCCGAGTGTGTACTCTCCCGGCTTACCCCTATACTTGACTGTCTCCTTATTGATGCTGTCATAGTATCTGACATGATCCATCTGATAGACGTTGTAAGAACCGTCACCTATCGCAGTCATATAGGACAGGAACGCATCCGGTTTGATCTCGTCATCGGCATCCAGGAACGTTATCCATTCAGCCTGAAGCACAGCCTGAGCGAACACTATGCCGTAATTTCTCGCGGCTGATACTCCCTTGCTGTGATATGTCCTGAGCATACGGAACCGCTCGTCATGGTAAGCGTACTTCTCCACAATGTCTTCGGAGAGGTCAATGCTCTGGTCATTGACCATGACGAATGCAAAGTCTCCTACCGCATTGGTCAACGACTTGCAGCATCTCTCCATCCACGGCTCTGCGTTGTAGTAAGGAACGATTATCGCGATCATGACTCCGTACCTCTCCATTCTTTGTTTTCGATTATGGTGTATTTCTTTTGTTGTGCCAGTTCAGTTGTTATGATTCCGTAACCTGTAAAAATAAGGTTCCTTGTTTGATCCTCATAGCCGATAATCTCATTACCGAACTGGTCGCGAATGGTAACCCAAACCGTGCTTTTTACTGTCGGGGCATTGACTACCATTGCAATACAATTTGTTATCTCGTCCATTCTTGACTTGTCGGGTATTGGAATTTCTATTTTATCAACTCCGTTCTCCTTCCATGCTTCAATAAAGAAATCATGGTGTTTTTGTAATTCCTCTTTGAGTTTATCCGCATCTATTAGTCTTGTCATCATCTGCCTCCTTTCCGTTTTACATCCGAGCCCCACAGTTAGGGCAGAAGTTACTTGTATAATCGGGGTGTATATTGCATTTATCACAATAAGGTAAGCCATACTCGTCTAATTTCCACTCGCCTTGCGGTCTTTCTTCTAAAGCCTTTACTGTTGGTTGTGAATTAACCAAACTGTAAATATTTGTTTGAGCAAGCTGTTCAAGGCTTATTTGTTGGAGCCAATCATCACGATCATCTAAGGCTTGTAAAAGCCTATCAGCATCAATCAGTCTCATTGTCTGCCTCCTTACTCTGTTAACTTCCTGCCACACTTCGGGCAGTAGTTCATTGGAATCTCCAACCTGTCTTCTATCATCTCGCCATACTCATCATTAGCTTGAGCAATAACCGCAATGAAATTATTGAACGGATAGCCCTCAGCCCATAAGCAATATCCATTGCTATGATCAATATAATCTGAAGACCAGTCTTCCCCACACATATCACACGGTTTCTTCTTTGCCATATCTGCCTCCTTAGTAACTGAAGTAATTATCGCCAACCTTGGCATAACGCTTGTGGCCTCTGAAGTAGTGACCTGCTCTGAAGTAGAGAACATTCGGAGCATTGCCTTCCTTCTTCCTCTTGACCGCTTCAATGACTGCACGGTCTGACAGTTTCGTCCGTCCTACTCGCTTATAAGCTCCTGAACTGACCACCGAGAACTGCCCGCTCTGTCTCAGGACCTTGGTGATCGTGTTGGGGAACTTCTTCGAGTCCACACGATTCAGAATGACGATCGCGATCATGACACGTCCCTCGATAGATCCTGTCTTCCGGTCAGACTCAGCCTCTACCACGGCCGAGAAGAACTTGAACTCTTCCACGTCCATCCCTGCGACTATCGCCTTGGATTCGACAGACAGATTGTCCTTCCGGTCCTCCGAAAAAGACTCATACACATCCATCACTGTCGGAACTTCTATCGGAGGCGGCAGCATACAGACAGACACCCAGTTGCTGATCATGTACGCGAACGCGAAGATAATTGCGCAGATCTTCATGAACTCACCTCCCAAGGAGAAGGTTCAGGGAACCGCTCACGGACCCACTGTCCGACCTTGCCGTTTTGGAACGTATTGTCAGCAGAAGACAGGAAGTCCCAATGCGGTCCCGGAACGGTCTCCAGATCGTAGATCTTGACATCCTCATGAGTCTTGTACTGCTGATAGGTCATATTCCCATACATACAGCGGAACATCGGCGACTCGGCATAGGACAGGACTTCGAGAGCGAGTCTCCTGTTCACGCGCATGGGTACATGAAGAGCATAGTTGACGGTCGGGAACCCCTTTCGGATGAGTTCCTGTTCCATCTGGACAAGCTGTCTGATGTAACCCGAATCCGTGTGTCGTGTCCGAAGGTCTCTGATCCTGTCCTCGATGGATCCAAAAGCAAGATTGATGAACGGCTCTTCCTGAGGCTCCAGAACATAGAAGTCATCATTGAAGAGGAAGAAGTTCTCTGTCAGATCGTCATTCTTGCAGATGGCCACAAGGGAAGAAGTGGACCTTTGCCACTTCAGAGCACCTGTCTGAGTGTGCTTCACATAGAGATCAGGTTTGATGTCCTTCGGGCATCCGCAATAGAACACCACTCTGTGTCCGGGCATATTCTCGGCGACCGACCGAAGTGAATACTTGATCTCGTCTGATGCTATGTCCTTCTTTAAGATATAAACAATGTCTTCCTTCATTCTTTGTACACCTCACTGAACTTCTGTATTCCTTTTTTGAGCCACCGATAGACAGTTGACCTGTCTATGTGGAGAGCATCGGCAGTCTCTTCTGCCGTCATGCCTCTGATGTAGACCATCTCCAATACGGTGAACTGGTCTATGTCCGCAACATCGTAGAGAGCTCTGAGGATGGCTTTCTTCATCTGGGCGTTCTTGGCGAGCCTTCGGTCTATCTCCAACCCGAGCTGAGCATATTCATCCAACTGAGCCTGCTGCGCTTTGATGGATATGTCATCATTCCTCTGAGACTCCCGAGCATTGAAAGCAGACACCACCGCCATCTTGCCTTGGAGCTCTTCCCTTCTGGAGAGCAGATAGTTGATCTCCCGGGTGAGTTTCCGATACTGCTGGAGGACTTCTCTACCCTTCATAGTGGAACACCCCCCATCCTTCCTCGATCAAGAGGTTCGACTTGTCGGTCACCTCATTGATAGAAACTATGATCTGAAAGTCTTCCTGACCTTTAGCAATGAGTTTCTTTGCTTCCATGTGAACTATCTGCTTATCGTCTTCCCAGAACCGACACTGAGTCATGGCATCCAGGAAGAGCTTCAGGAGATTGTCCAGATCGGGGACAGTCGGCTTCCACTCCAGAGGTTCTTTCATCTTCTGAGTTTTTCTCTGCGGATAAGAGAAGACCACTGTAACCGAGACAGGTCCTTTGAACGGCTCTTTCGGCTTGTGTGGCTTCAGAGCGTAGACGTAAGTCAAACGTTGGTCTCTTACTTGAGGCTTTTCGTAGAACTGAACCCTTCCTCTCCGGGTAGACAAGCCCTTCATCTGGGAAGTTCCTGTCGGTTCTTTCGGTAAATGTATCTTGAACGTCATCACCAACCTCCATATCCGTTATCGTTGAGCCACTTGCGAGCGATCGCCTTCTTGAGCGGGTCCGCATCGGGCATCTCTATGACCAAGCCTCGGATGAGGACCTTGTAAACCTCTGTTTCGAGCTTCCTGCCGTCCGTCCAACCTCTCTTGAACCAGATACCGTCATAAATCTTGCGGAAGGAAGTGGTGTCGAAGGTCAGAATGATCCTTTTCTCGGCTTCGGTCAGATTGTCATAAAGTTCATGTGTCATCATCCAGATCTCCCATCGTGATAGTATTAGCAGGAGCGTAGTGAGTGGGTCGAGGGTCGAGGATGAATCCGTTCGGGTCTGAAGCGGTCATCCCTATCCGGCAATACTCACCATTGATCGTTCCTCTTGCGACAAAGTCGGGAGTGTTCTCGGTGATCTCTTCGAGGTAAGGCGCGACATCCCCGGACAGGATGGTGACGTGTGCTCCTTCAGGTATAGTCTTCCAAACCGTCTTCATAGATGTCTTCTTCCTCCTTCTCGTAGATCTCCAGACTTCCGCAGCAGGGACAGCAGTCGACCGTCTCGAACTCGATCGAGTCAGGGTCCTGCTGGAAGTCAGGGTCAATGAACTCATTTCCGCAGTTTTCGCACTTGTACATCGTTTTCTCCTTTCAATCGCTTCAAGGTGTCGATCGGGTACAACGGCGGCTCTTTGAGCCGTTGTACCTGTGACACCGTTTCCCCGTGAGGGGTGTACAAGGTGTACAGGTGTACAAACTGTACATATATATAGTCGGTTGTACACCCCCATACAATCGGGTTTTGTACGGTTGTACACCGTACAGATGTACACCCTTGTACACCCCCTCATTCGAGCCTCCAAACCTCCCCGGAATCGTTCCTTTGATACTCTTCCGGGAACTTGTCAACGTAACGTTTTACGGTGTTTCCAGACTTATTGATCTGTTTTGCCATGTCGCTGATCCTTGCTTTTCCGTTCTTCTCACAGACCATGAACGCATTGTCCAAAACATCCTTTTGTGTACTCTCCATTGAGAAGTTCGGACTCTTCTGAAGGTTTGCATCGCGAGAGCCTTCAAGCGGGACACCTTTGAGCAGGTTTTCCTTATCGATGTAATGAACAGGGAACTTGAACCAGATATATGTGTCCTCGACATCCTTGAAGTCTCGAAGCGCGAACGACATGAGCATTGGTCTCTCTTCTGCGAGCTTGTCGGCGAGCCTTGCGCGGAGGTCCGGTGATGGATCCAGCATCGACAGGTCGATGATCGCATCGGCATCCCTCGCGAAGACACCGGAGCCTGCACCACGGTCAATGGCCTTGCGTTCTCCCATGTACCCCTTCGGGTGATGGTGATCGTATATGACCGCTGCACCCGTTTCCTGGGCGAGCTGGTCAAGTGCATTGCAGAACTTAGTGATAGCCTCGGCTGAGTTCTCGTCTCCCTGTTGTACCTTGTAAAGAGGATCTAAGAAGATCGCCAAGAACGGACCTGTCCTCCTGACTCTTCGGACAATGAGAGGAACCATCTTCTCCAGAGGTATTGCATGACCGCGCAAGTTCCAGACAGATATGTTCTTCATGCCTTGCTTGGTGTATTTCCATCCGTTCTCTTTATAGATGCATTCAAATCTCTTATATAAAGAAGACTCCTGACACTCAAAATTGAGATATAAGACTGCGCCCTGCTCGCATTTAAACTCTCCAAGCCACGGTTTCCCTTCAGCGATGCACACGGCGAGTTCCTGAGACAGACACGTCTTGCCTGACTTACTGTCACCCGTGATGATCATCTTGTTCCCTTCTCGGAGGATGCCGCCGATGAGCTCAGGTGCTTCTTCGGGAGGGTTTTGTCTCTGTTCTGCGAAGGTGACGATCTGCGGGAGATTGTCATCAATTCCTGCGAGATAGTCCATCCAGTCCTTCCAGTCTTTGCATCCGATATTCGTTGCAACAAGTTTCTGGACCTTGTCTCCGCGCAGAGCCCCGGGAAGACGTGAGAGCCTTGCAGGATTCTTGTTCGCGCCATCTACGAGGAATCCTCGCTTTGCGAGCTGATCGTAGAGATATGAGACCCTCTGTTTGTATTCGGATTCATCTGTTGCATCGATCTTGACGATTGCATGGACAGACTTACCACCTGACTCGACCAGGCACGCGATCGGAAGCTTCAAATTGATCAGGAGTTTCTTCTGTTCCTCAATAGAGAGATCATCTGACTCGACCAACGAGTAAGCGAACCTTGTGACATCCTTGTCGTTCGGGCCTGTGGTCGGGTTGAACCGGATCCATGCACCTGCTTCAGGATTGATGGTGCCAAAGACAGAGTTCAGTTCCTTGTATTTCTTCAGGTCTGCTATGAGATCGGAACACTTGCGGACGTGGCCTGCGTTCATGGGAACCCATTTACCCTGTTTGTCCTTATAAATGGACTGATTGACAAAGCTGACCTTCTCTTCCGGTTGGAACAATGTCTCCAGATAGCGGACGGCCATCTGATACGGCTGCTCTCTGGGCTTAGCCTCAACTGTTAAGACTTCCTCGTAATAAGCATCAAGGCCGTCATTCCAGGAGAGAGCGCGAACGGGTGTATAATTGGAGTAAGTCTGTGCGAGATGTACGATCGTGCCACCGCCGACACCGGTGCTGTTGAATGATTGCCATCTTTTCTCACAATCACCGGGAATGTAGCGATCACGGTCACGGCTTGACCACTCGTCCCAGACAGAGCAGGGGTGACCCTCGGCTTTGAGGGCCATTCCTGTCTCTATCCATTCATCGTATGACAAACGGGACGGATCAAGAGCCTCTAAGGCTTCTAATACATTTCTCGAATCGTCCATAGCTTAGATCTCGAAGGGCATATCGTCAGCAGGCTTTGTGGCGGCCTCAGCGGCGGCTCCTGTCCTTACGATGTACTTGGTGACCTTGCCGTAAGTCTTGCCGTTATAGGTCTCGTGTTCGAGCTTGCAGCGGCCTTCCTTGTTCTTGACCTGATCCCAAGGCATTCTCGTGAGAGCCTCACCCTTCTTCTTGAGTCCGATGCACTCGAAGAACGTTGCGATCTTCCATTCCATCGTGTTGGTGAGTGTGATGTAGTCCTTGCGCTCGTAAGCGGAGCCGTTGACATTCAGAGCGAGCGTGAGGATAGCCATGGGATACCCTGACTTCGAAGTCCCCTGCTCAAGATTAACGACCGTGAACTCATACTCCCCGATCGGGGGAACCTGAAACTCCTGATCTCCTGCATCTGCGGACACACCGCCGTCCCAACCTAAAACCTTAACTTCTTCTGACATAGTGTAATTCCTCCTGAATTAAAGTGTTTGTGCGTACTCATACGCTTTTTTGAAATCTTCATTGGTGCTGTTCTTGTTCAGACAGCACTCCAGCGCGAACTTCTGTCCGTCAATTCCCTTTTCGGCGATCAGGGCGCGAAGCTCCAGACGGTAGTTCGGCTCCTGAGCCTGAACCGGTGTCGGCTGAGCGGAGAAGAGGTGCGCGATCTGGGCGAACTCCATGTCCACCTGTTCGGGCAGGTCGTAACGGTTCTTGGCATCCCAGCACGGATGGTGGGATGTGTACATTACGCGCTTACCTCCGAACGCCTTCTTGCTCTGGGTCTTGGAGTCGGTCATGACCTGTGTCTTGTAATTGCAGAACAGGACCATGTCTGCCCATTCCTTTAGCAGTGGCGCGGCCTTCTTGGATAACTTCATTTCCCATCTGTCATAGGACCCCATCTCATCCGGCTGCTCAAACTTACGCATCTGAGCATGAGCCGTGAACACGACATTGATCCCTGCGGCGATGGCCTTGTTGCACATATCCAGGAGCTGTGCGAACTCTTCCATGACATAGGTGTACCCCTTGCCGTAAGGGATGTCCTCTATGCCTGATACCTTCTGCTTGGTGCATACTGCACGGGTGCAGAATCTCTCGGCCCAGTCTGCCGTGTCGATAACGATAGTCGCGAACTGTCTTGTGTTGATGGAATCTTCCACGAATGCTTTAATATCCATCCAGTTCTTGACTTCCGGGTATCTTGCGACATCCAGAGCCTTAGTGGAGCCTTCCGTGTCGATGAATACGGGGTTCGGGAAGTTGGAAGCAAGAGTAGACTTGCCGATTCCCTCAGGACCATAGATCACGACCTTCTTCGCGGTCTCCACTTTTCCTTTGGTGACTTGAATCATATAGACCTCCTTTTCTGATTCTTTGAATACTTGCAGCAGTTTCAGGAACTGCGCGGTGTCTTGTTTATTGCTCATCTTCTGCTTATTAAATTTTCAGATCGCCTATCATCCATGATCGTTAAATAACGATCTTTAAACCTTATCTGAGATCTTTTTCTGTAGTTGTAGATGTCCTGTAAAACATCTAAACAAGAATCGACATCACCAATATATGAAGAGGCGCAACTCGAATACGCATTAAATTGGGAAGTCATTCTATTTATGTCAATCAAATTATGGAAAAACAGCCCAGTTAAAACGCTATAAACGGTTGACGTTCTACACGCCATATGCTCAATCTTTGGTTGAATCTCGTCAATAAAGGCCAGACACTCTTTCCCTTTTGTTTCATTGAGAATTTTATAATTTCCATTTTTTATCTTTTTTTCGGGACCGGAATGGTCAAGTGTGCCTGCCATTATAAGAGCAATAGTATTCAGTGAATGATATGGATATTGTTCTTTTAAATCAAGCAAAAGCTGATAATCCTTATATCCTCTATCAGCATATGATTTTATGAAGTCCTCAGTTTTCCAGTTCTTCATCTTTATGTTCATCGCGATGCATTCTTCGATTCCTGCATTCTTCTCAATTTGGTAATAAACAGGAAGATTCAACCGTTCAAATGCTTTCAGTCTTCCCTGACCATCAATGACTTCGTTCTTTTCGTTGATGAGAATAGGAGATAGCATTTGTCCGACCTTCTCTATACTTTTAACTATTGCTGAAACTCTTTCTTCGGTAACCTCTCTGTTTCCAAGAAGTTTCTTAAAATCTCCATAATCGGTGGTTACATAAGTAACTATTTCTGTTTTTATTCTTTTCATTGTCTTGTCTCCTTTCATGTGTTTGTGGGGATCTCTATATGCTTGTTGAAGGGGATTGCGACCCAGTTCAGGCCGAAGTATTCACAAACCATCACCATTTGATCCAGGCGAGGGGAGCGGCTCTTGTTAGCCATAGCGTTCACCTGATCCTCAAACTTTCTCCCTCAACAAGATGCGCGATACCTTCGAGGTCTTTCCCTGCTTTGAGGTCCTCGAGCATGAGCTTCCTGTTGATCTTGGGTTCCTGGGGGACGAGGTACTTCGAGGGGATATTCTCGACATACTGCTCATCGACCTGCACTGACGGCTGTGTGCGCTGAAGTCCAACTTTGAATGTCCCGCACTCCATCTTCTTTTCACCGGCTTCATTCATGGCCATCTGCATGGCCTGCTTTGCACGGGTGATCGCGTTCTCCATGGACTTGCGCCTCGAATACAGCCTGTCCTCTTCCTTCTTGAGTCCTTCGATGTCGGACTCCATGTTTTTTATCCACTTGCAATATCCCTCAAGCTTGATGGCAAGTTCTTCCTGGGAGTTCATCATCGCATCGAAGATCATATCATCATCGAGCTCTCCCTCTTCCATCAGATCCCAGAGCTTGCGGATGTCGCCTGTGATCTCGTATATGTTAGGCATATAGACCTCCTTAGTCTTTAGAACTTTGTCAGATAGTCTCTGACATCAACGCTGAGCGTATCAGCAACCTTCATGAGCAGTTCAAAGTCTTCCTGCTTCTCTGACTCGAACGCCATGTCCTTGATCCTCTGAATTTCTTCATCTGTAAACATATTTGTCTCCTTTCTGTAATACTTTACCAAAATTTAGCCAATCAGAGACCAAAATAATAGTCCCGTTCTTCGTTCGTCAGCCCCAAGATCTTGCTGATCGCAACTATCTCGGAAGCCTTGAACTCGGATGTTCCGTTCAGCTTGTTCTGGAACGCTCCAATGCTTAATTTCAGGTTGTTTGCGATGTGTATCTGAGATATGCCGGACTCTCTTATCCTGTCCCTCAGATCGTCTGTCTTAACTTTTTCTGGATTCACGGTCTCACCTCCTTCCGCTTAACCAAATAATACCAAATAATGCCAAAGAGTCAACTATTTTTTTGGTAAAATTATTGCATTTTTATGACAAGCGGATATAATAGCGTTGGAGGTGATAGATATGGATAAGAACAAGCAAGTATTATTAAAAGAGATCGGCAGGAAACTCAGAATGGCCAGAATGAGACGAGGAATGACCCAAGTCGAACTCGCCAAGGCTGTAGGATATTCCGACTCCACTACAATCCACAAGATCGAGAAGGGGCTGCAAGACATCCCGATCTCGAAGATCCGCGCCTTCTGTCGCGTGCTGGATGTCGACTTCGACTATCTGAAGGGCGATGTCGACTATATCTACAACGAGCAAGGGATAGCGGTCATGGTCAACACTCATTCACCGGAGGCCCAGAAGGCTGAGCTGATGAACTCTCTGACCACGCTCGTGAAGGACTCTACCCCTGAACAGCTTGATGCTATCATTGGAATTGTAAAGATCTATCTCGGAGGTGACAAAAATGGCAACACCGATCTGGAATGACAAGGAGAAGCGATGGACCCTCAGGATCTCGGTCAACGGGGTGACTCATAAGTTCACTTCCGTTGAGGAAGGAGAACGTGGAAAAAGGATCGTTTTGAAGAGGGCGAGGGCATACGGCCACCACGGGACCAGGAATCCGACAGTTACGGAAGTCCGTGATGAGTGGCTCGAAGAGATAGAGATGAAGCTTGGCAAGAACTCGGTGTCATACAGACAAGCCGAGTCTTTGTCACGTTTGTTTATTATTCCTAAACTCGGGAAGATGAGGATCTTTGATGTAAAGATGCGAGATTGGCAACGGTGCATCAACGATGCGAAGCCGTCCAAGGGAACACAGCCCCTCTCTAAGAAGTACCTGTCTAACCTCCGAGCGAATATTAACCTTCTTATCAAGTACGCATACGAGAACGAGTACACAGACCCCCTCAGAGGCGAATTATACATCCCTGTGGGACATCCGACAGTAGGAAAAGAAGTCTTGGACATGGAAGCCGTCAAGAGGCTTCTGGAGCCGTCTGAGAATTGGTACTGGGGAGCATGGGTGCTCATGGTCCTCACAGGATGCCGTCCGGGTGAGATCTACGGTCTCCAGAAGGATGACTTCAACGGGATGACCATCACGATCAGACGGGCCGTGAACGAACAGAGAGTGGTCACAGAGGGCAAGAACAAGAATGCGCAGCGCATCATCCCTCTTCACCCCTTCGCGCGGGACCTGATCAGCAAGACGATCGAGAGGAACGAGCCTCTTCATACTGAGTGGATATTCTGCGACAAGAAGGGAAACATGTGTAATCCTCACAGTGTAAGGAAGAGATGGAGAGCCTTTGCGAAGTCTCGGAACCTCCCAGGCTCTCCCTACTCACTCAGACACACATTCGTCTCGATGGTTAAGACAACAATGCCCGAACCACTGCTCAAGGCTCTGGTCGGACACTCAGCACAGATGGACACGATCGGAGTCTATGGTCACCACTTAGATCGTGATGATGAGGTGGCCGTTACATATATCCAGGAGGCATTCAAATGATCGCTTTAGAGGTACAAGGTTCTGAAAAAGGGACAATTTTAGCCAATCTTAGCGATAAATTTGGATGCTCGAAAGCACTGAAAACATTGGGAATGCAGGGTTTATTGGCTAAAAGTGCCGCGAGTTCAAACCCCGCAGTTTCCACCAAGCACTAAAAGCAATGAAATCAATGCTTTGAGCGGTGGCTAAAAATGGCTGAAAGGTACATGGAGGTACAAGCCATTCTTAGCCACTTGCTTTTAGCCAATAAAAAAAGCCCCCGGTCAGAGCGGGGGCAATGGAGGGAATTTGTACGGGATAATGCAGAATAGATGATGCTGGTATGTATATTTGTAGCGAGCCTCTGACACTCACAGAAGGGTCAGTCAAGAGCAGGGGAGAGAAGTTGAGGTAAGAACTCCCCTGCCGGAGACAAATATGAAAAAGCGAACCGAATCACTTCTTCAGCTTGAGATATTTGACTCCCTTGGAGCCGATGCAGCACCAACCGTCACGGTTGGCGAGTTTGACCCAACCCTTCTCTTCTTTTGTGACCTGGATCTTGGCTCCATAGTTAAGAGCCCCGATCTTTGGAGAAGAGTCTGAATAAGACTTCCTGATGTTGAGTCCCTTCGGGCATACAACTACATAGGTCTTGGTCGCCACTGTCGGCTTGGAAGGAGTTACGGGCTTAGGGTCTTCCTTAGGCTTGGAAGCCACAGGAGTGGCCTGTGTCTTGTCCATGTCATAGTCAGGATAACCGAACCCGAAGATCTTGGTGTCGGTCGTATAGGTGCATTTCTTGACGGAATTGGACTTGTTCCCTTCGATCGTGGTGATCTTGTAATACTTGTCCGTCTTCTCGACCGCTACGATAAGCCCTGTGTGATTCGGCTTCTTGGAATCCTTGTTCGCTCTGAAGAAGATCTGAGCCCCAACCTTAGGAGTGGATCCAGTCTGCTTCTTGGCTTTGTAGTAGTCATAAGAGAATGTCACTCCAGCACCGCAGGACTTGAGAGGCTGACACAACAGTTTTCGTCCGGTGTCGAAGCCGTATGCTTGAACGAATATCCAATCCACGAATACATCACACCAGCTGCAATTTTGCTTCCTGCCGTTGTAAAAGTTCGGATATTCTTCATCAAAGAATTTTGCATACTTGTTCCAGTTGTTTCCTTTTTCCGTGTAGCCGATCTGAGACTCGGCGATCTCGATAACTTTCTTCTTGTCCATAGTTTGTCTCCTTTATTTCAGTTTGATGTATTGATAGGACGGATAAACGGTGAGTGATGTTCCCGTACCTGCGTTTTGATAGCCGTGGAGATACCACGTTTCAGAACTCGAAGACACATTAACGAATAAGGTCATGTGCGGAGTTACCTGTGCGGAAGTCCCCGCGGGGATCTTGATCGTGTTCCAACGTCCATCCTCGCCCGGTGTCGCAGTAGAAGTGAATGACAACTGTCGAGTTCCTGCTGCATTACCTTGGAACACGGCAGAAACGTGGACCAGATATAGACCTTGTGTCAGAGAGACCTGCGCCAATTTTGTCCAGGTAGCGTTGGACACCGATGTATTTCCGCTCGCGTAGTGAGTCAGTGTCGGCTTGTCGACCTTGTTCGACAACTGAGTCGACAAAGGATTCGCACCACCGTTGAAGTAGAGATCTCCTGCGATGGTCTCGTTTCCGCTCCAGTCGAGTGTTCGAGCGTTGTTTCTCGAAGAGCTTGACGAACCATTGCCGACGACCTCAACAAAATCATGGTTAACGTCCTCAATGCTATTTTTGCCGAATACATGCTGATAATCTGTCGAGCAGTGATTACTATACCCTTCAACATGAGAATATGCGCCGCTTGTCGTATTGATATAACCCTCAACGTGTGCGCATGTTGCACCCGTAAAAACAGAACTATCAGCACCCTCCGCATGAGAATAATTCCCTGCGGCCTGTGTTCCGCCGCCCTCCGCGTGCGCACTTATGCCGCTGGCCTCCGTGCCATCACCCTCCGCAAACGATGCGGCCCCGCTGGCCTCGCAACCATTGCCAACCGCAACGGAGTAATTGCCGATCGTCGTGTTTGCCTCGCGGTTTAAAGACAATGCCCCTGTGCCTGTTGGATTTGCTTTGTCCATCTTGTTCGGGTCAGAACCGCTGCTTGCCACAATCTCATCAATGGCCGCTTGCACATCTGTCGCAGTTAGTCCGGAGCCTGAGTTGTCGTAGTCAATATCAACGGCATCACTCGGAATGTCCGAGAGCACTTCATCAATCGCGGCTTGTACATCCGTGGCCGTAAGTCCCGAGACCGTGTTATCGTAATCAATATCCGCGGCATCGTCCGGGATAGTCGGCTTGTTCTGGATGTAAGCATCGGAAGTCGCATCAGCCTCTGTCCAGTTGGACTGGACGTTGACCTCAGCTCCTGCTGCGACCGAATCAAGCTTAGTCTTCAGAGTGGTCGTGAAGTCTTCCTCAGACAGTCCCTTGCCTGCTACCTTGTCGACTTTATCGGCAAGACCTGCGCGAGCAGTGGCATCCTTAACATATTTGGTGGTTCCGTTTGAGGTGATATAGTAAAAATCAGCCATCTTCCTCACCTGCCTCGACTTCTTGTGCCTTAGCATACTGGATGGAGCTGATTCCCAGGAGTGCGCCCAGGAAGACTGTCACGGCTCCCAAGGTCGCCCCGATAGGCTCTGCATAAGGGAATCCCCAGATGCTCGCCAAGGTCAACCAGAGAGTAGTTGTTGCAGGAAGTGCAACAAGTGCCACCCACTTGAGTACGTCATACACTTTGTTAGGAAGTTTCATAGTTTGCCCTCCTTCAATAGTCTTTCATATGTTTCTTTGATGTGTCTGTTGGCGATCTCGGTGTATGAGTTCTTGAACTCAGGATGAGTCTCACAGAATTTCTCATACACGTCACAATCGTCTAACTGTTGACGGAAGTATTCCTCCGAATGTTCCACACCATTCTTCAGCTCATCACTGAAGCGCAGGATGTGAGTCCTTGCAAGAACCGCCTGGTTCTTGTCTACAGTCTCAGTGAGCTCATCGACCTTGGTGGAGACCTTCTCGATCTCGATGACGATGTCCTCGTTTGACTTCTTCTTCTTATCAAAGCGGTCTATCATATACATGATGAACTGCCACAAGGAAGCGGAACCTATGACAGCTACCACGACCGTGACAATGGTCTCGTATTCTGTCATGATTCCTCATCCTCCACTTGTGTGATTGTGTATACGACTGTCATCGTGTTCGATGAAGTCTTAGCCACAGGAGTCCCCAGATTGAACACTGAAGCCATGTACATCTTGTTGAGGATCGCGCCTCTGAGCTGGTCAACACCTCCGTCACCGGAAGCCGTGCAACGGGTCGCGAACTGAATGAGGCTTCCTGCCGTGCCGGCAATATATGTCCTGTTCATTCTGTTCGTTGTTCCGAAGATCGTGCTTGCCCTGGAGATCGGCTCACAGTAGTAGGAGAACAGTTTTGCGTTTCTGCTCTCGGGTGATGCGAGCTTCTCGACCAATGTCTCTGAATACATGAACCGTTCATTCCCCAGGTCTACTTGACCATTAGACTTGAGATTGTTGCTCTCATGATAATCAATGGTCGCGCCGTCATAATAATCTTCCAGGGTTCCTGTCCTGACATTTATTCTTACTCCGAAGCTCGTGCTCGTTGCCTCGTTTGCAAAGTCCCAATAACCGCCGCCTTCGGTAGTAATCCAATCAATATCGTAAAGAGGTAAAAATATGCAGCCGTTGATGACTTTCAACTGTTGTGGTGTGTAATACTCATCAACAGAGCGAGAGATCTCCCCGGATGGTTTTGTGACGGGCAAAAGAACCGTCTTTTCGTCAACTTCTTCTGTGGCAAGATTTACATCCCAAATAGAGACCGTCCACGAACTTGACCTTCCGTGAGACGGTATCTGTCCATCATCTGCAGCAGTGGTGATGATATACAGATGTCCGTTTGTCTCATCATAAGCGATATAATAAACGGCACGACCGATCCAGGTCTGTGCGCCGTATTGCCAAGTCGGCTCCACATCAATCGTCTTTTCGATGTCAATGTCTGCTATATTATTCTTCAGCCACAGGTCTGTTCCCGTGAACTTGGAAATGTAGACATGAACAACGCCGCCTCTGAAACCATCAACGCTGGTTGTCTCTTCCAGCTCGAAGGAGACGATGTGATTCTTATCACCATAGAAGCCGATCGGGATCTTCTTCTGATCAGGGATCCCGACTGCGGCCGGAAGCGATACAGCAGGAACATCGGAAGGAACAAAGCTGTTCGCATTGATAATGTAGTTGGAAACGTCCTCGACAGGTGAGAACGCGAACCCTACGCCGCTCCTGTTCTGGTTGTACTTGTTCCCGACATCCTCATGAACGAGGGACAGGGCAGTGATGTTACCGTTACCGTTGGAGGCTGTCCAGTCCCAAGTCCACTGATACCCGTTCGGAACAGGGCCTGTGGCGACAGGGTTCGTATTCAGAGTCCCCTTTGTGGTGTCTCCACTTGCGGAAGTGTCAGAGCCTGCATGAGCAGTGATCTTCGCGTTCTCCTGCTTAGGCAGGTAGATGTCGGAGGAATACACGTTTCCTCTCCACAGGATGACACCGCCGAGCAGACGGCTCATGATAGGTGTCAGTTTGGAGAAGTCGACAGTCCCTGCGAGGTTATTATTAAAGATACTTGCGAGCGCAGGAGTGATCGCGTTGGAATGCTCTTCCTCGTGTACGATCTTCCCGGTCTTGGCATCTCTTAGAGTGATCTTTGCTGTTCCTTTGAGTTTCATGTTCTTACCTCTTTAGAATGTAGGAATATCCATGGAGTAACTGTTCACTGAGTAGTAAGCAACGTCATAGATCTTCCCGTTGACTCTCGTGTTCTGGTTGTCTTTGTTCCAGAACACACCCATTGCGCTCATCTGGGTTCCCTTCATGCCGCAAATAACATTCCCGGCAAGGACACCGTCTATCCACAGCTGGATCTGGTCCATACCGAACGGAACGATGAACAATTCATGGTCAGCATCATCCAGAGCGGACACCGTGGTCGAATAGATGGAGCTGTTCGCATATCCGATGGCAAAATAGCCGTTCTTGTCAATAATGATACCGAAGTCCATCTGCTCGCCACCGAGCTCGTGAGCCATGATCGTTGATGCCGAATACCAGTTGCCCGTGTTCACCGGTTGGAAGGTTGGATCCACATGGCACTTTATCCCGAACCCGTACAGAGAGCCCGAGATGGGGAACGACATCCGCAACTGATTCGTTGCATTGACTTCGACATAGTTACCTGCCGAAGCCGAATACGTTCCACCGTTCACGGTCATGGTTGTCTGCCCATCGGAAGAAGTCCATTCGGATGCACCGATGTCAGCCGCTACAAATTTCTTGACGGCAGAAAAGGAGACGGCACCGCCGCCTCCGCCACCGCCACCGCCGCCTGAAGCCACCCTTGTATATCCGATCATGTGTTTGCCTCCCTGATAGATACTCTCTCGATCGTGTAACTCGAAGACGGGACTTCCGATGCGTAGATATTCACGCCATCGGTGACCGTCTTGTTCAGAGGACACAGTTTGCCGTCATTGATCGCCGCCAACGAGGGGATGACCTCGGCAATATCCGAGGCCGTCACCCCCGCGATGGAGATCGTTGCCACATAAGGGTAGCCTGCAAAGTCAGGAGTCCCCTGTTCGCTCCATGCCGTAGTAGTAACCGTCTTGTTGGTCGCATCCTTAAAGCACTTCGCCGCTACAGCTTTGGCTTTCGCCTTGGTGCTGCTATACACACCGCCGTTTTCCTGGGTGAGCAGAAGATAATCATCTGCGCTCACCGTTGCAGCCGATGTGAGTTCACTAACTTTTACGTCTGACATGACTTACTCCTTACTCGGTGACGATGTTGTCACCGTCTTCTGTGATCAGGTTGTTATTATCTTCCGTGTACAGGTCCGCGGATTCTGATGCAGGGCCTGTGATGGAAACATCGTCTTCTATCACTCCAACGTCTATGTTCATACCCTTGATAGGATAGAGAGGATATTCATCATGCGCCTCGATGAGTCCCTTCCAGGAACCCGTTCCGATCATGCCCTGTGACCACAAGATCTCGTGGATGTCACCTGTCTCGATGTGGACTTTGCCTTCGAGAACGTCCATGGAGACGAGCCACGAGTGATATGTGTTCGGCGAGATCTCGGGCAAGTGGTAATGGTAGTTGACCGTGTGCGCGATGCCTGTCGAACTCGTGGACGTGTTGATAACAAGTCCCTCCGAGTTGTCCCAGTAGACCTCGGTAGATCCTGCCGAGAACGAGTCTTCGACCATGTAAGCCGCGATCTCTTCACCGTCAAGATAGTAGTGCAGCTTGATGGTCGTATTTCCGACAGTGGTCATCTTGATCTCTGTCCACTCTTCGACATCGCACTGGTTCCTTACACCGAACTTGACTCGGGCGATCTCGTTGTCGAGGCTCTCGCCGATGAAGTCATACTCGGATGCGTTGATATACTTGATGAAGTCTATCTTGCCGCTGTTCCCGGAACCGTCCTTGGAGGCTGCGCTCTTGGCATCCTTACTCTTGGCTCCATTCGATGAAGGACTCTCACCGAAAGTCTCCACCGTGTACCGTGCTCCGAACGTGTAGTCGAACCTCATAATGTTGAGGTCACACTCACCGCCTGCTAAGCCGCCCTCGAAGCGGATAACATCGCCAAGGTCATAGGCAGGGTCTCCCAACATGGAGACCGTTGCAGGGGTGTACTGTATCGACTGAAGGTCTGCCGCAAGGAACTCAAGCCTTGCGCTCAGAACATCGATGGAATGGTCAACAAGCCCCTGCTGAACCTTTGCCAAGGTCTCTTCTGTCTCTGTCTTGTATTTTTCAAGATCTTCCTTCTGCTTTTCCTTATCTGCGAGAGTCGCTTTTAACTGCTCCAGAAGTTTAGGAAGGCTCTTGTCTTCAGGATGGTCATGGATCTGTTGCTCCACATAGGCTATCTGATCCTTGAGAGAATCGATCTCGCCTTCGAGGACACCGATGGCTATTTCCGTCTGTGCGATGTCCGTCTGGAGTTTCCCGATCAGTCCGGTCGTATCATCATCAATGACTCCCTGAAGCATCGGGTTCACTCCGAAGTCGATGACCACACCCTTGCTGGATCCATACATCTTCACGACCGTCTCTTCGCCGCCCGTGAACGTTGCCTGAATGCCCGTATAGGAAGTAGTGAAGTCTGAGAAGACTCCATCATCGAACCTCTCGTCCATGCCGATCGTGTCGGTCGGTGTGTCGACAAGTGAGTCCTGAGCCGGCATTATCTTCCGGAATGATAACGCACCGTCTCTGTCCATGGTGCAGTACATATTGCACGCCTGACACAGATACGACAGGAAGTCACGCCAGGTCTCGATCCCGTCCGGCTGAACGAGCAACTCGTTAGTCGGAAGAGCGCAGACCTTGTTGAAGTCTGTCCTGGTCTGAGCCATTACCACGTTGCACTGCTGACAGGCCAGTGTCGCCAAGTCATAAGGAACACCATCTGTCTGAACGTGGAAGAACTCCTGGTCAAACTGAGCCATGAGATCGTATGCTTTGATCTCCAATCCCCATGTCGTGTAGTTCGCCTCAGCGACACGGAAGTGACCGAGCGGAACATATTCATAATCATCGTCCGCATCGATGTAGAGACCATCCTCAATGAACAGTCTCTTGCCCTTCCAGTTCTTGCGGTCATAGACTCTCTCGGTAACGAATGTCAGATGGAGCTCGGCAATATAGACACCACCGTACCCGAAGGAAGATGTGTCCATGCACTGATTGGTCAGAGTGAACGAGCCGTCAAGGATGTCATCGTCCGTGAATGGAACGACCTCATTGATCGTTCCCCGGAGTTTCCTCTGAAGCACGTTCTTCTTCATCTGTGCTTTATATGCGTTCGATACTGCGTACATTCTTAGATCTCCGTGATTGTCATGCTTACCGTGTAATATCCATTCGACTCAGGGTTCATGTACGAATACTGAGCCAAGGTCGCGCCTGTCAGACGCGCTCTGACCGTTATGCTCTCGCCTCTGAACACGAGGGTCGTGCTATTGGCCGCGCATAATGTCTTCAACTCATCGAGCCAGTAGGAAGAGACCTGACAGGTCAAGGTCCAAGACCTCTTCTGAAGCCTTGTGACCATGACCAACTCTCTGCCGCTTTCAGCGTTTCCTACGTTCTCGATGTCTGTATAGTTCTCTGCGAAGTCGATAGGGTTCGGAATCGATACCCCGCCGAGCTTCAGGTAATTGTGTCCCAGCATATCAATGTCCTCCGGAACGATAGTTTGTATTGTTTTGAGCTTTAGCCATGGCAACACCAAGTCTGTCACTACCAATAGATACAGGAATTACGATCTGCTGATCTCGGTTCATGCCTGCGAGCTGACCGGAGATTCCTGCAAGCTGCATGGTGTAATCCGGCTGCATTCCGTTGGCAATGACTCCTGCGGTCCTGTTCAATGCGGTCTTCAATGTCCCCATCTGGGAATACATTCCCTGAGTGAAGACATCGATCATGTCGCCGCCTGACTTGTCGAAGTCAGACAACGGTCCCTCATCAGGAACAGAGAAGTGGATATATGACGCGATCGTTGAAGCGATGCCCTTGACACCGTTCTTCAGTTTGTCCATGTTATCCTTGAAGCCTTTGACAAAGTTCGAGATCAAGTCAGAACCCCAACCTGTCGCCATCTCCACGATCTTGCCGGGAATATCAGCGAGACACTGCTGGATAGCAGACAGGAACTTCGGCCCCTGAGCAATGATGTTCGGCAGTGCCTGAATGAGTCCGCTTATCAATGCCATAATGATCTGTATTGCCGCCGTGATGATCTCGGGGAGGTTATCCAGGAGAGTCTCCACGATGACACCGATCGCCTCGATGATTGTCGGGATCAGTTCGGGCAGTGCATCAGCGATTCCCTTGACCACGGCCAGCAAGATCTTGATACCTGCTTCAATGAGGCTCTTCAGTGTGGAAGGTTCGAGCAGAGCATTGACCAACGTCATGATCGCCTCGATCGCCACAGGAACAAGCTCAGGAAGAGCCTCGTTCAATGCACCGACCAACGACAGGATTATCTGAATCGCCGCTTCGAGCAGTGAGCTCAGGATGTCGGGATTAAGTAAAGCCGTCACCAAGGTGGTGATGATGCCGATCGCACTCTGGAGTATTGGATCCAAATTAGCAAGAAGTCCGTCAAGTAATGACTGGAGGATCTGCTGAGCCGCTCCCAAGAGCATCGTTATATTCTCAGGCGATAGCAGTGACGTGTTCAACGTGGTAATGATGGAAGTTACCATCCCCACCAATCCGCTGAGGACTTCGGGCTGTGATACCGCCTGAATGACCGTATTGATGACCGTTGTGATCGTGTTAATGATCGGGCCGATGTTCTTGGTGATGGAATCCATCGCCTGAGTGACCATTCCACTCAGTTTCTGAGCGAATGTGTCATAATCGCCTGTCTCGTTAGCCTCGTTCAGAGCGTTGGTGAACTCTCCAAGGAGGTCTACACCTTCACCCGACAACTCAGTCAGAGCAGGAAGCATCATGCCGCCGATAGCGTTCTGAGCCGCCTCAGCACCGTTCTTCAGTTTCTGGATATTGTCATCGAACGCACCGAATCCTTCCAAGGTCTCGGAGTCCATGACATAGCCGACATCGTGAGCCTCTTGTCTGAGCTGATTCAGGGCATCTCCACCCGCCGCGATGAGAGGCTTGAGGTCACCTGCGGACTTACCGAGGACAGACATTGCCAACGCATCAGCCTCGGCCTCGTTGTCGATACCGCCAAGAGCAGTAATGACATCAGCAAAGACATCCTCAGAGTCTCGAAGGTTGCCTGCGGAATCCGTAACGGACACACCGAGCTTCTTGAAGTTCTCGATCATGCCCTTTGAGCCACCCTTAGCAGATGCCATGGACTTGGTTACCTTGACCAAAGAGCCCTGGATAGTTTCAACGGACGTGTCGACTAACTCGGCCGCATATTTCAGTTCCTGGAATGTATCTGTGGATATACCCGAGATTGTAGACTCTGTGAGAATCTCATCGGCACGAGAAGCCGCATCAACTGAAAGCTGACCGAGTTTCTTTCCAACGTCAACGATGCCCTTCCCGACCGCCGCAACGGCACCAACGGCCGCACCGGCAGCGGCGGCGATTGCCTTGAAGGCAGTCTGTGCGACTTTGGCGGCCGTCTGTAAGGCCGCTCCGAGTTTTCCCGCTTTATCACTTGCCTTGTCTGAGGAATCTCCAACCTTGTTGAGATCATCAGTCGCCTCGTCTGCTGCACCGTCCATGCCTTCAAGACCTTTTTCGGTCTTGACGATCTCGGCTGACAACTCAGCCAGAGCGGAAGTGGAAACCTCTGCACCATTATCCAACTGAGTCAGAGCATCCTTCTGGACCTGCTTCAAGACTTCCAAGCGATCGGATGTGATCTTCGCCTTGTCGGCAAGGAGCTGTTCCTTCTGCGCGGCGAGTTCAACATTGGATGGATCCAGCTCAAGAGCCTTCTCCACTTCCTTCAACGCTTTTTCGGTCTTTGCAAGAGCGACATCTGCATCCCTCAAGGCTTTGGTCAGTCCTGAAGTCTTGCCTTCGATCTCTATGGTTATGCCTTTGATGGAACCTTTTGACATTGTCTTACCCTCTTACCCGAAGAGTCTGTCTATATCTTCGGTCGTTGCTTTTTGTTCGTAGTTATAATCATCGTTGGAGCGTTCCACGATGAGATCGAGCAACTCCCCCAACGTCAAGATGTTCAGGTCTTCTATCCGAAGACCTAATTGCAACGCGCGCAGTGTCAGCACTGCCGTGTTGATCTCTCTCGTTGAGGGTCTTACCCGTTTTTTGCCTTGCTTGATTGTTCAGAGCTTGACACCCATGTGGTGATGACTGCCGTCAACACTTCCTGGGAGTACAAAGCCTGAGAATTGAAACGGTTCAAGAATTCATAATAATCAGTCACATCACTGACCCTGTTGAGCATCTCGCCGATCTTCTCTTCCTGCGCTTGCACGCTCATGCAATAGAACAGAGCCAGCACATCGTTGATCTTTTCGGCTTCTCTCCCTTTGTCCGATAAAACGGACATAAGGTCAGTACCTGTGAATCTCTTGAACAGGATAGTCGTGAATCCGGTTGCTTTTACGGGAACCTCAGTTCCTCCAACAAAAATACTTTTCATGATTTGTCTCCTTTAATCTAAAAAAAGCCGGACAGGGGATTCCCCCGTCCGGCATAGGCTTATGATTCGCCGGCGGGAACCGGTACAGCAGAGTAGAAAGAGCTGTAAGCTGTGTCACCCTCGTTGCAGTAGGTCTTGACCATTCCGTCATCGGGCCTCGGTGTTGCAGTCAGGTCAACTGTCTGCGTTACGGGCTCAACGGAATCGCCTACTGTCTCGGATGTGATCTCAGGACGAGCAAGGTTTACTCTGTAGAAGCAGAACCTTCTCTTCTTCGCATCACCTGCGAACTCAAACATCAAAGCAATGAACTTAACTGTGTCATCCTTTGTCTCAACAACGAGACCGGTGTCAGAGTCGATCGTCTGTCCCAGAACTGCTGTCATAACATCATCGGGGATCAGAGCGGACTCGAAAGAACCGGAATAACCGCTGTTGGAGTTGAGCATGACGTAAGTAGAGTCATCAGCATAGAACGGGGCCTGTGATCCCTCAGGAGAGAGGGAGATATTCACTGCACCCGGCCAAGCCTTTACAGTACCATAGGAAGATGTCGTAACACCATCGCTTACGGTCTCTGTAACTACGGCATAATGTACGTTCTTCAGACCGTACATGATCTTGTTATCAGCCATGTTTATTTCCTCCTGGATTATGATTCTTCAGTGGATGTAATGCCGCCATAAACGGCAATACTGTAGTAAGTTTCAATGACGTTCTCTTCAGGAAGCCATGCTTCCGACATCGTATAGGGAAGTTCCAGTCCATCCAGAACTCCCTCAAGTGATGCCTGAAGTTCAAAGTCGTGAGCCTGGGATTCAACCAAGGTCAATTCGCACTCAGTAGTCTTGAAGTAAGTCGTGTTGTCCGCAATGATGTTCGGATGTTCAACCTCCCTGAACACACAAAACGGACACCTTGTTCCTTTAGGAACTACTCCATAGAACACATTGAATCCTGCATCGGTCAAAGCATCGTAAACTGTTTTTATTTCCATCTCGGTATGAACTCCTCCCAAAACTTCTCAATGTATTCCATAGACAACTCTTCAATGGGCTTAATATGCGGTTTTCCTTCTTTGTATCCACGCATTACACCGTTGCGGTCTACAACATAGTGACCATTCTCAAGAAGATGCGTCAGACGATAATGTGGAGCCCTGCTATACACGACCCACCCGTCTCTGGTCTTTTTCTTTGCCCAGCTCTTCGCATATGGTCCATTCCCGAACGCGGCACGGCTTGACCTCTTCAGTTGCTTCACAGCACCCTTTGCAGCCATTTCCGTGCACACTTTCATGTTTTCATCGATGTCGATACCCAACTGGTCGAGGAACTCTTGAAGTCCGTGAATGCTGTCTGTTTTCATGTCAGCTCTCCTCTTCCGTATAATTTGACCCGACTCTCTCTCCCACATAAAGTTCGATCTTGTCGCGACAAGGCTTGTAAGTCCTGTAGACAGTGAAGTCATCATTGTCTATGTTCACTCTGGTCTGTCCGGCATAATCACCGGAGTAAACGATCAGTTTGAACTCAGGCCTCAGTCCTGCCTCTTCGGCTTTGAAGAACTCTGTTTGAGATATGGATTCGCGGACAGCCATGATCTTGGCCACCGAAGCGGTCTTGATCGTCTGTCCGACCGAATCCCTTGAAAGAGTCTCGGTATATAAACCAACCTCGATCAACTCTCTCATGATTCTTCCTCCGAATACTTCTCCATCTTCAGCATTGCCTTCTGATAGTCATAACGAGTCAGAAGGGTCTGCTGGTCAGATACTTCCATCAGGTCGCCGAACATCGCACGACAGTATGTGAGAACCGCCTGCACCACTCCCGGAGTTGCGGTCGCGGCTGTGTATGCGGCACCGGATGGTGTGTTGATGTCAGAAAACGACATATCCTGGAACGCCGCATTGATGAGGTCGGTGACCTCGCTCTTTGTGGCGGCAGTGGCATTCGTTATCCTGAGCGCATTAAGTACCTTGTTCTGCAACTCTGTGTCAGTCATGGTCTTTCTCCTTGTGTCATTGAAAAGATAACCCCACCCGAAGGTGGGGCGTGTGTGTCAGATCAGGACTCGCCTGCAACGGTAAGTCTTGCAAGAGCAGCGGGCTTTGTAACGCCAACGCCGGCCTTTACAGAACCAACAACCTTGACGAGATCCAGCTCAGCGAGCGAATAAGGATCGGTGATGAGCTTAACGGACTGACCATCGATGTAGTTGACCGTAACACCCTTCAGATCACCAACGATTGCATAGACATTGTCCTCTGTGGTTGTGTCTGCGAGATTCTCGTTGAAGATAACCTCAACACCGTTGATGAAGTACTTAGGTGTGCCGTTCTCAGTAACAACGTCATAGATAGGACGATCGTTGTTGTCAGCCAGAGAGAGGAATCCGGAGAAGAATGTAGCTCTCTTCATGATTGCAACAGGAGTGTCGATGTCGCCGAGCTCACCAAGAGCTGCGAAGATGGAATCCCAACCGAGGTTCTTATCAACGTCAACAACAAGACCGCCTGCTTCAGCGAGGACAGCACCAACAACAGTGTCATCGAGCTTCTTCATAACGCGATAGGTAATCTCATCAACGATGTAGTCCATCAGGTCAGCAGCGGACATTGCAAGAGCCTCGTCAGAGATCTTAATCCACTTCTTGATGGTCTCAGGGATGAGTGTGATGGTGCCAAGAGTCAATGACTCTTCTGCAAGAGCAGGAGCACCTTCCTGATGGATGCCTGCATCGGAAGCAGATGCCTCATAGGGAACCTTTACGATGCCGGGAACGTTCAAGATAGAGCAACGAGAAGCGATGCCGAGCTTAGCCCAGTTTGTCTCGATCCTTGCCTGAACTGCCGTAGGAACGGGAGCCGTTCCGGAGTAAGTTGTAGCGAGCTCTGTTAAGAGAGCGCGGCACTCCTTGTCGGAGCCTGTCTTCATGTAATCAGCATAAGCTTCCATGTACTCAGCGGAGCTTCTGATCTCTTCCAATGTCTTCATGTGTCTTTCCTCCTTGACTGTGACATCTGTGTCGATTTTTTCTGTCTCGATCTCGCCGGAAGCAATAGCAGATCTCTCTTCTGCTTCAACCTTGGCTGCTTCGAGTGCTTCTGCGCGTCTGGTCTCAAGTTCGCTCATCTCAGACTTGAGTGTCTCTATCTCTTCGATAGACTCGGCACTCTCGATCTTGGAGCGGATCTCTTCAACAGACTGGGTGAACTCTTCATTTGTCATGAGTTAGTCCTCCTTTGTTAAAAGTAAAGATTGCGCCATGGCCTCAGCCTTGGCTTTTTCTATCTCCAAGCGTCTCTGTTCCATGAACTCCTCATGTGCCTTCGCGATCTCTCCGTCACAAACGCTGCGCACGCTTATTGATGTCTGGTCGTTAGCCGGCAGTGATACCGCCGACACATCAAAGAGCTTCTTGATCGAGATGATCGTTCTCGTCACCTTGACCAGAGGCTTCATTCCTTCACGCTCTTCCTTCACACGGTTGCGGATCTCGTTGCCAACGATGAACCCAAAGCTCATCTTGGTGGTATATCCACCACCGATCTCTTCATAGAGCTGACGGCCGAGGGTCGTTCCTCCGAGCTCTGCTTCCATCTCAGGAATTGAAAAATCAAGAGCAAGTGTCTCGTTTGAGGTACGAGCAAATACTCGCCCCTGATGGTCGTACTGCATAATGACATCGGAAGTGTCACACCCATCAAAAGCGTGACTATCAATGACTTCCCACATCTCATACTCAAGATCTTCGTCCTCGAAGCCGTAGAGACGATACGGGCTGTCATAAGTCGTAAACTGACCTCTGACGATCATCTTGTTCTCATCGTCTTCCACTTTACGAATCTCAAAGTTCTGGAGATTTCTGTATTCTCTTTCACTCTTCACCGGCATTGTCTTTGTCCTCCTGTGCTTTAGGTTTCACCAACACGTCTCCCGTGTTGGCATCGATCATGTAATACTCACCTCTGACCGTCACACGCTGTCCGAGTCCGTTCGGGAGCGCGGGATAGTTCAGAAGCTCTCTGGCTTCATCTATCATCAGGAATCCACGGTCACCGAGATCGCGGATCATGTTCGTCTTGTCGCCCTGGCTCATGTACTGGAGCCTGTTCGCCACAGCAAGGACCTTCGCGCCGTCATCGATCTCTTTAGGCGAGAACGTCATCTTTGTCAGGACTTCCGAAAGCTGAATAGAGAACGGCTCGATCTCTGAGTTGAAGAACGAGTCCAGAACCTCCGAAGTCGCGGACGAATTGATGATCGACTCGTTCACTCCGAAGTAACTGAAGATGTTGTCCTGGATGAGTTTCGTTGTCGTTGCATCCATGACGTAGTTCTTCGGGGTCAGCTCGTGAACGTCTTCCCA